TTCTAAATTCTTCAACATATTCTGGAATATTTACAGGAAGAATGAATGGTGTTTATAATGCACCTTATTCATCTATTATTGCTGGTGCTCATAACATAATTCAAAATTCAACTTGTGATTCAACTGTTGTTGGTGGGTTCAATAATATCATTACTAATTCAAGCTGTCATTCAACCATCAATGGTGGTCACTTAAACACAATTAATAATGCTGAATCAAGTGCAATCATTGGTGGTATTCAGCATTACATTCAAAATAGCACACAACATTCAACTATCAATGGTGGTATGTGCAATACAATTGATAACTGTTCATTAGCATCATCTATTAATGGTGGTGTTTTAAATAAGCTTGATAACAGAACTTGGTATTCATCAATTTTGGGNGGTTCAGGTAATTTAATTAGCTGTGGAGATTCAGTTACAATAATTGGAGGTGACAGAAATTTTATTTCAGTGGGATATGGTTCTGGTATTTTTGCAAGTGAAAACAGTTCAGTAACCAGAAGTTCAAATTTGGCTGCAATTATTGGTGGTGGTGGAAATGGTATTACTCATTATTCCTATAATTCATTTATTGGCGGTGGAATGCAAAATTCAGCAATAACAGCATATCAAAGTGCAATTGTTGGTGGTCAACAAAATAACGTATCAAATTCTTATGATGCAGCATTAATTGTTGGTAAAAAGAACTGTCTATCAAACAGTAATATGAGTATTATATCTGCTGGTTATTTAAACCAAATGACCAATTCAGCATATTCATCAATAGATGGAGGTATGTATAATTCAATTCAAAATGGAGCAAATGTATCTGCTATAATAGCAGGTAGTTCAAACATCATTGATGTATCAGTTAATGCATCTATTATTGGTGGTGGTGGAAATAAAATTTGCGGGAATTCTAACCTATCAACAATTATTGGAGGGAACAGTAATAAAATGATTTGTGCAAATGGTGCATCAGCAATCATAGGTGGTATATCAAATACAATGTCTGCATCAACCAGAAGTGTAATTCTCGGTGGTTACCATATGAATTTAAACTCAACTGATGATACAGTGCTTGTTCCAAACCTAATGGTAAATAACACCATTAAAGTAAACAACGGTTCAGTATTTATAAGCGGTGCCACTGGTGCATACACTGTTGGAAGCAATACCATCAATGTATTGAACGGTATCATCACAAGCATTGTTTAAGAATATAGATTTGTATGAAGACTTGGAAAGACATTAGTATAAAGCAATACATTGAATTGTATAACCTGAAAGAAGATGAAGATGGAATTGAATTGTTCATCAATCAAATTGCCATTGTAAAAGGTATAACGGCAAATGAAGTTGAAAACATTCCATTTACTGAATTTGAATCATTGAAAAATGAATTAAAATTTTTGGCGAATGAACCAGCACAAACAGACNTAAAAAAAGAAGTGGTTTNTAATGGTCAAAAATACNTGCTGAAAGATGATTTAACAGCCTTTACATTAGGCGAATGGATAGATTTGGACACATTCAACAAGGATTGCATCAACAATATGCANCGTATTCTTTCGGTATTGTATACCAAGGAAGGTNAATNAACCTACAATCCAGCCGTTTGTGATGAAACAGCCGAAATATTTTTTGAANAGATGGATATTGAAACTGCCTTGGCTGCTTTTTTTTTCTTTTATCTATTCGCACTGAATTATATACCATCAGATTCAGCGGATTGTTCAATGTTCCAGAAGCTGGAACAATATCTGAACCAGATGAAACTNCAACTGGAACAAGAAGGACACTTGNAAGTGTAAAGAATGAACAGGAAGCAAAAACACAAACTGATTTCCTTTGGTTTGGTATAGTTGATACGCTGGCCCAGGGCAATGTTTTANATTATGATGCTGTAACCAGTTTACCATTGATTTTATGCCTGAATAAATTGGCTTATGAAAAAAGCATTACAAGCAGTTATACAAACCAGATGTTGATGCGTAATATAAATATGTAAACAGGCTGAAAAAATGGATTTAAACGCACTTAATGAGGTAATAAACAAGTTTGGAACACTGATGATTGACCAAATGAAGTATGAACTGGAAACAAACGGTAAAATTGCCACTGGTGAATTACTGGATAGTATTTCTTTTACCTCACAAGTTGAAGCAGAAAGAATTCTGGTTCAGTTTTTATCTAATGATTATGGAAAGTTTGTTGAAGAAGGAAGAAGGGCTGGTTCATACGTTCCAGTAAGCAAGATTCAACAATGGTGTAATATTAAAGGCATACCAGAAAAAGCAGTTTTTCCGATAATACAGAACATTTACAAGTTTGGTATAAAACCCCAGCCGTTTATAATGCAGCCTATCAATAATTTGAAACAGGATTTTATTATTGCGCTGATGGTGGTATATGGACAACAGGTTCAGATTGATGTGAAGCAAGCTTTTAATGATTTTCCAAAACAAGTGATTGTTTCAGAAGGTAATTAAACCGATATAAAAACAAGCTGCACCAAATAATATAGATGGTAAAGAAATTTATCATCAATGGCAAATCCATCCATCACATTTTTACCTTATTCAGGATATTCAGTTCCAGTTGTAAGTGTTTATGCAGACCAAACATCATTGCTTACTTCTGCCAATAGCGGAAGACAAAATTATTCGGTGCTTACTGATGTTTATATCAATGGAAATGATGTTGCCACTTTAAAATCATATCCTTTAAATGGAATAATGCAGGTGAACCCGCAAAAGACGGCTGAAAATTACCTGCTTCATAATTTCAATTACAATTGTGTTGGTGTTGCTGATAATCCAGATTCCATTAAAAGTATTTACACCATCAATGGTGAACAGTTTTCAAGAATTATATCATTCAGCAGTGTTACAGATTATGCTGGTTTTGTGCAACTGAATCTGATTAGTGAACCAACCATTAATACTGGTGATAGAATTTACATTACACTGGATAACACTTCCATCAATCCACAATACAACACATACGCCAAAGTATTAAATGTTACGGGTGCAAACCTGATAACTGATTTACCGTTTGTAAGTGTTCNTAACATTATCACTGGACACATNACAGAAGGTGCTGAATTTTATGATTTAGCATACAGCAATGGTGTATTATCCATCATTACCACAAACCCGCACAACCTGAATGTGGGTGATGAAGTATTCATTCAGATGGACACGGTAGCAACAGGAAAATTCAAGTTTAATTCAGGCACTGNTGGAAGTGTTGATTCAATAATGATAGGCACTGAAAATATTCTTTCAACCAGCATTCCATTTGATACTTCCATCAGTCAAACCATTACTGATATTGTTGCNGATATAAACAACCANACCGATTCAACAGGATATTCAGCATATCATTGGAACACGTCTGATATNTTTCACGTTTATTCTTTGCGCTGGTCTGGACAATCNACAACNGGTTTAGCNATTTANGTTTCTACNTCTGGTGATTTATCAATTGCATCTTCACCAGCAATGTTCAGTGATAACAGAATTGATGCTGCAACTGGTGAAGGCTGGAACCCACAATTTANGGGAACTTATCCAGTAACATCCATCGTATCAGCAACAGAATTTTCAACAAACATTGCTGCTGGTTATAATGATGAGCCTGGGAGCCAAAGAGGTTCAATAATCGGAATGAATAATTATGTATTTACTGGAATAACAACTGGTGATACTTACTACATAATGAACAATAACAACCGTTATGATTATAAGATTATGCTGCAACTATAACTGGTTTTACATATGGTTCACCATCAGCCAGATTTTTAACCAACAAAGAAAGAACAACATTTCCTTATCTGGATTTAGCTTTTGCATCCAAGTATGATTTCTATTCAACCAATGATATAGCAACAGTGGATATTTTATATAATCCATCAACTTCTGAACCTGTTCAGTATATGTTTGTTCAAACCTTTTCAGGAAGTAATGTTCATACTGGTGATTACTTTATCAATTTAAGTTCATACACTGCATCATTCAGCACTTCAACAGATTGGAAGAGAATTTCATTTGGTGTGGGTGCTTGGAATTTAAATCAAATACCACATTCAGAATTTGCACCCATTACACCACCACCATCAGGAAATATTATAAAAGAAGTAACAACAATGTATGCAATGAATTTATATTCTGGTGATACGGTGGATGATATTTTTAATGGCTGGTTAAAAGCTGAAGGATTAATATTTAACCGTAAATGCACCTCACATAAATANTTTGAACTGATATGGTTGAACAAGTGGGGTGCNTTTNNTTATTATCCAGTGACTGGAAATTATGAAGAAGCAGTAAATGTTACCAGAACAATGTTTGAAAGGAAACGTGAATCAGTAATGGATGCAAATCATTACGGTTTTTNGCCTTTAGACAGGGGTTTTACAGACTTTAACGTGAAAAGCAGCAGAACCATCAAGTTAAACACAGACTGGTTGAATTTGGCNCAATCTGAATGGATTGCAGAAGTGTTTGAATCACCACAGGTTTATTTGTATGAACCACAAACGGGAAATCCAAACCAACACACAGCACTTTATCCAGTAAATGTGATGGACACACAGATTATTAAACCGAATGAAAGAAGCACAATGAAAGCTTATACCATCAATGTTCAGTTAAGCAGCAGAAAAATCAACCAGAAAAATTAAGAATTGAAATGACTTTAGAAATAATATTAAATGGTGAATACAGCCTTGATGTAAATGATGATATAAATGTTTTGTTGACCTACCAAATTGGTGATGTAAGAAACTTTTTACAAAGCAATGCATCATTCAGTAAAACCATTTCCATTGCTGGAACATCAAACAATAATCTTGCTTTCAGAAACCTGTTTGATATAACCAATGTATCAGATTATAACCCGAATAAAAAAGTTTCGGTGCTGGTGACTGATGGAGGTGTTGTAATTTTTAAAGGCTATTTGAAAGTTGATTCCATCAAGATTGATTTTGAGAAAAAAATTTCATACGAATGCACCATATACAGTGAAATAGCTGATATGATTACCAATTTAGGTCAATTAAAGCTGTCTGATATATCATTTTCAGCCTATTCACACACGTATAACATACACAATGTGACTGGAAGCTGGGAAACATTCATTGTAAAAGAAGGTATTGAACAGCCATTTCAGAAAGGTGAAGGTTATGTTTACCCATATATTGATTATGCATCAGGATTGAAGTTTGAAAACTTTGGTGTGATGCTGAACAGTGTTGAATTCTTTAAACCAGCCTTATATGCAAAGACGGTGCTTGATTATGTTTTTCAAAACAGTTCTGGTTACACTTACAAATCGGATTTTATAAACAGTGACTATTTTAAATCACTGATTGTTACACCTGATGCAACTGGATTGTATATTCCAGATATTGATGTGACGAATGCAAAGTGTTTGGTTAGTCAATCGGGTGCTGATGGAACACCCTTGGTTCTTTATAACAATGTTGGTCTGTCTTACACTGCACCTGAATACACTGTTGAATTTGACAATAAATCAACTGGTGGTAATTACGATAACGGCAATAATTATAACACCATCTTGTTTAAATATGTTGTTCCCGTAGGTGGACAATATAACATTGAAGCAAACGTAAATTTTGATGGTTATATAACCGATACAGCACAATCCATTGGTGGAACCAATGCTATTACATACGCGGTGCATACCGATTGTAATGTGTTTATTACCTGCACCAGAGCAGGTGTTGAATTTATTATTGATTCAATGGACGTTACCAGAGTNTATACAGGTGGAATGAATACCAATGGTAAATATTTGAGTTCAACAGATACTTTGATGAACGTGGATATTGTGCCAAACCCGATACTTGAAGCAGGGGATATTATACAGGTAAANGTTGCACATAATTACAGGTTTAACGCTATTGCTTATTATTCAACTGTTACACANGTAACAGCACCATCATTTGCATTGATACAGACTGCACCAAGTTACTTTCATATTGAATTACAAAGCAACAATGTTTATGAAGGTGGAACCATCAACTTCAATAACTTTTTAGGCACTGATTTAGCATCAGATTATCTTTTATCTATCGGTAAAATGTTCAACTTATACTTTGAGTTTGACAAGGATAATCCGTTGTGTTTAATAATGGAACCAAGGGAAAATTTCTATAACGGTAATGTAATTGACTGGACATATAAACTGGATAGGGATAATGAAACTGAAAATTTCACAATGGCTGAAATTACAGCAGCCAATTTTCTATTCACCTACAAATCAGATTCGGATTATTATAATAATGATTACCAAACCAAGACTATTACAGATGTATTTGGTCAATATGAATACTTTATTGATAATGATTTTATCAGTCCAACAACACAGGATAAAATTGAATTGATATTTGCACCCACACCATTGATTAATGAAGGTGGAACTGATAAAGTAATCAGCACCATTTACAATTATGATAAGGTATCCACTTATTCACCAGTTACATCAAGCAAACCAAGAATTTTGTTTTATGGTGGAATGTTGCCTTGTGAACAGTGGGTTATTTATGATGGTTTTACGGGTGGAACCACAACTGGTGGAACACAGTTATCAGTTTTAAATCCTGTTTATGTTGATGCTTATCCATATGCTGGTTATCTGGACAATCCATTTACACCAACAGAAGATTTGAACTTTGCTTTTCCTGAATTCTTTTATTATAACAGAAACAACCTTACAAATTCAAACCTGTTCAATAAATTCTGGAAAACATCCATTGATGATATTACCGATAAAACATCATCCCTGTTTACAGGATATTTTAAACTGAATACAGCCGACATTGTAAATCTATCTTTCAGGAACATTATCTTTTTAGATGGTCAATACTGGATAATCAATAAAATAATTGATTATAACCCACTGGAAGAAAACTTAACCAAGGTTGAACTTTTAAGGTTGATTAATTACGGGCAAACATCACAAAACATTGATGTAAAACAGCAATCTATTAACCTGAATTTGGGCACGGTTAAAGTATTGAATGCAGATGGAACAACGAATGCTGTAATTGGTGCAGTAGCTGGAAACCAAGTAAACAACAACCTGATAACAGGACAAATAAACACAGTATCATCATCAGCAGTGAACAACGTTGTTGCAGGTAGTGCCAATAATTTAACTTCTGGTTTAGGTTCAGCAATTATTGCAGGAAACAGAAACATTATTGCTGGTAACAGTGGAAGAATATTAGTTATCGGTAATGATAATTCATCAGCAACACAATTAGTGAATTCAATCATTGTTGGTGATAACATTACAGGTGCAACCAGCAATGCAGTAAATGCAAACAACATTAACCTGATAACAAACAACACTGATTCGGGCAATATTGCTGTTGATGGAACCACTGCTGTTCATTTATCATCATCAGGTATTACCGTTTACGGTTCAATTATTCAAAACATCAATTTTATTACTGGTGGTGTGGATGTTGTTGCTGATGAATTTCCACCATATACCACCATCAATTTTATATCAGCAGGCAGGGACAGAATTTTAGGTTTTGGAACACACACCATTGTAAACTTTATATCAGCAGGTAGGAACACTGTTTAAGCTGGTCAATATATATCATCAAAACAGGATGAATATATTATGGCAAACGAAACAGTAAATGTTGAACTGATAATTGAAGCAGGGAAATCAGCACAAACCCTTGGACAGGTTAGACAATCTATTAAAGATGTTCGTGCAGCACTTGATGAAGTGCCAATTGGAACGGAAGCTTTTAATGAACTTCTTGAAGTATCAAGAAAGAACCGTGAAATGGTTAAATCTATGCGTCAAGAATACGCTGGNTTAAAACAGGTGACNGAAGTAGGTAGAATTTTAACCAGTTCATTTGCCACTGCAACAGCTTCAATGTCATTATTGGCTGGTGAAAATGAAAAACTGAATGAAGGTTTAAGAAAAACGGCTGCATCACTTGAACTGATGATGGGCTTTAAAGAATTAGCCACTGCGTTTCGTGCTGCTGCAATAGAAAATAAAGGTCTTAACGCTTCCTTACTCACAAACCCATATGTTTTAATAGCTGCTGCAATTGCGGCTGTTGCTGTTGGTATTTACACGTTTGTAAATAAAAGCGAAGATGCAACAGAAGCATTNAAAAAAATGAATGCNACAAGGTTAACCGAATTAACCGATGAAATNAATAAAGTAAAAAAGGCTGGTGAAGCTGAACTGGTGCAGTTGGAAGAAAATGTGAAGCTTTTGGAAATTCAAAAAGCTGGTATTGATGCCATAACTGCTGCAAAAATAAAACAGTATAACAAAGAAATAGAATTAGCTAAAGAACAGGCTGAAAAACTGAATGCACAAGATTTAGAACTTGCCAAGAATGTTGATTTAAACAAGGAAAGAATAAAGTATAACGAACAATTAATCAAGCAAAATGAAGATGAATCTTGGTCGGATAAGTTAACCGAATTAATTACCACAAATGCCACTGTTGGAAGTGTTATTGATAAATGGAAGAAGTTAAATGAACAGTTAAAGGATAATGTTGAAACGGGTGAAAAGAATCAGAAAATATTGGATGATGCCAACAAGACACAAGTTAAGGGAATCAATGATATTAAGAATGCAGAAGCTGAACGCGCACAACAATATAAAGATGATGCAAAGAAGCTTTCAAAAGAAGCTGAATTAAAGGGACTGGAAGAACAGAAGAAAGCACTTGAAAACATTATTGCAACAGATGCACATTATCTGGAAATAATGAAGTTGAACGGTGCAACTGAACTTGAAGTAAATGCACAAGCGATAAAGGATAATGAAAATGAACAAGCACACATTGAAAGAAAACTTGAAAATCAGAAACTTGTAATTGACAAAATCAATGCAGAAAAAGATGCACATAAAGGAAATGCTGTTGCACTGGTTGAAATAAATGATAAGTATAAAGAACAGGAAAAAGCATATCAGGAATTAATTGATATGCTGAACAAAATGCAACAAGCAGGTGAAAAACTGAATGCAGAACAAACCAAACTTGTAAATGATGCTGAACTGAAAAAACAGGCTGCTGCACTGGATAGATTAAAAACTGGTTATGAAACATTAGTAAAAATTGAAGATACCAGATATAAAGCAGCACAAGCAGGTGGTGCAACTGAAACCACACTTTCACAAATACGTGAAGAAAGTTTTCAGAAGGAAATGAAGTATCTGGAAAGTGAATTGGTTGCTGTCAATAATTCAAAGTTAACGGATGAAGAAAAATTAAAAAGGACTGATGAATTAAGAAACAAACAGGCTGAATTGACTGCACAACAGAAAGAACTGAATGCAGCCATTGCGCAATATAACAAGCTGCACTTCTTTACAGCAGACCAGCAAAAAGAAATCGGTATTGCTGAACAGTATATCAGCAGGGTTCAAAACACCATTTCAGCACTTGGTAAAGCAGCAACAGCATCAGCACAACAGGAAGCAGATAAAAGGATTGCCATTTACCAGAAAGAAAATGATGCTGAACAATCTGCTTTATCGCAAAGATTGCAGTTAGGACTGGTAACACAACAACAATATGATGCACAAAAGAAAATACTGGATGATAAGCTTGCACAAGAAAAGCTTGATGCACAAAAGAAAGCTTTCCAGATAAACAAGGCATTCCAGCTTGAACAGGCTGTTGTGTCAACTGCACTTGCTGTTGTGAATGCATTAGATACACCTATTCCATTTCCTGGGCCACTCATCTTTGCNGCACTTGCTGGTGCAATGGGTGCTGCTGAAATTGGAACCATTGCCAATACACAACCACCAGCCTTTGCAACAGGTGGTATTTTTAATGATGGTGGTTCAGTATCGGGTGTCGGCACGGGAACCAGTGATTCCATCAATGCACGTTTAAGCAATGGTGAATCGGTTATCAATGCACGTTCAACACAAGCTTTTGCACCACTGCTTTCAGCAATCAATCAAATTGGTGGTGGCGTGGCGTTTAAAGGTCAACCAAGGATAAATAATACACCAGCACCAGAAGCACCAAGTTCAGCACCAGAAGCACAATCTAAACCACAAAGGGTGTATGTAACAGAATACGACATATCCAGAACACAGAAAAAAGTGCAGGTGATTCAGGATAGAACAACATTTTAAAAGGCTGGAAATATATATGGTTAAACACAAACCATATAATGAATAAGAAACTACCAGTTTACAAACTAACCATTGATAAAGATGATACTGAAAGTGGTGTGTTTGCTGTTGCCTTGGTGAATCAACCAGCAATGGAAATTGATTTCTTCGCATTCAGCGCAAAGAACAAACAGGAATTCCAGTTCAAAGAAGTTGGAAATCCAGACAAACAATTACTTGCTGGTTATCTGCTTGTTCCTGATAAACTCATTTACAGATGTGATAACGGGACTGAATACTTTGTAACGTTTGATGCACCCACCATTGAATTGATTGCTGAAAAATTCAACAAGTCAAGACTTCAAAACCAATTTAATAAAGAACACAATCCAGCACTTGCATTGAATAATGTATTTGTGAAAGAAAACTGGATGGTTGAAAGCACCGAATTTGATAAATGCAAATCATACGGGTTTGATGCTATTGTGGGCGGCTGGTTTGGTGTGGTGAAAGTGGATGATTTAAACACGTGGCAAAACTTCATCAAGACGGGAATTCTAAAGGGATTTTCTGTTGAAGGAAACTTTGCAATGAATTATTCAGAGGCATTCAGTAAACCAAAGTTAACACCTGTTCAAGCTTGGTTGAAACGCAAAGGGAACCAATAATATATATCAGACATAACGAAAATACATATCATACAATGAAGAAATTAAATTTTGAATTAGTAGGCACTTTACAGGATGGAACATCAGTTTCATTAGATGAATTTGCTGTTGGTGGAACAATATCAATTGTTGCTGCTGATGGAACAAAAACAACTGCACCTGATGGTGATTACGCTTTTAGTGATGGAAGTGTTGCCACTGTAACAGACGGAAAAATCAGTGCAATTACATCAACACCTGCTGATGCAGAAGCAGATTCAACACAAACTGCACCATCAGCAACAGAAACAGATGCTGATACAAGTGCAGGTGAATCACCAGCAGAACAAGCAACCGACACACCAGCAGATGCAGATGCTGCAACAGAGCAAGCAGAAGAAGATGAAGATGAGGATGGCGAAGTGGCTGCACAAATATTGCAGATACAACAAACCATTGCACAAATGGCAACTGATATTGCTGCATTACAGGCTGGACAACAATTAATGAAATCGGATTTAGCAACACATAAAACTATTACTGATGAAAAGTTCAGTGCTGGTGCTGTTCCTTCTGCAATCAAGAAACCAAATGTGAAAGAAAAGCAATTGACATACGCGCAAACAGTAGCAGAAAGAATCAAATCACTAAACAGATAAGAAGGAATTATTCAGGCAATGAACACCAGTTCAGCCAAAATAATCCTTGGTAATATATATAAACAAGAAATAAAAAAACATAAAACAAAATGAACAAAGATTTAAAGAAATTTAATTTCACCCTTACAGATAGCACTGCTTGGTATGGTCAAGACACCGTTGATTTTTATTCAAGTGCTTTACTTGGATTTAATACATCAAAGTATTTAACATTAGTTCCGAACGTAAAAAGCAAAATCAAATTAGCTTCTTACAATGCAGGTTCTATTGTTCAGGCTGAAAACACAACTTGGAACCCAACAGGCGAAGGTGTATTAGCACAGAAGACGTTTTCTGTTTGCCCTTTCAAGGTAAATGAAGAATACTTCAAATCAACATTTGAACAAGATTACTTGTCTGAATATATGAAATCAGGAAGCAATACTGATGAAGTAACTGCACCAGCATTTCAATCTTACATCATCAATCAATTGATGAAGAAGGTTTCTAATGATTTGGAAGTTATGTCTTGGGGTGCTGCTGCTCCATCAGCTAATCTTTGTGATGGTTTAATTACAAAGTTCAGTGCTGATAGTAACACTATCAAGGTAACATCATCTGCTGTAACATCAACTAATGTTCTTGCAATATTAACTGCTGTTTATAACAGAATACCAACAGCTTTACTTCCAGATAAAGAGAATGTAAAATTCTATGTNTCTGCTGATGTAATGAGAGCATATAGNTTATTCCAAGCTTCAACTGGTGCTGGTCAAGGTTTCAACTTTGCTGGTGAACAGAAGATGAATTTCCTGGGATATGAAGTAGTTGAAGCATCAGGAATGTTGCCAAACACCATTGTTGCAGCATCACAAAAGAACTTGATTTTGTTAACCGATTTAATGGGTGATATTGAAGATGAATCAAACATTGTTATCATCCCACAATTACACGTTTCAGGTGTTCCATCACTTAGAATCAGATTAGGTTTCAAATTCGCAGTAGACTATAAAGTAAGCACTGAAATAGTTTGGTTAACAGCTTCTGTTTAATAATTAGATGAATAAAAAGGAAAGAAAAAGTGCTGGTAAATCATCAGCACTTTTTGAAAATAAAAAACAAAATAAAAAATAAACAAAATGTCTTGTCAATCAATTAGCGGAATTACCATTGGATGCAATCCAAATACAGGTGGTGTTCGTGCAATCTATATAACAAACTTTGAAAACGTTACTGGAACAACTGCCAATGGTGTTGGAACTTTAACTGATGTTCAATTAGCTGCTGGGGCTTATTTCCAAGAATTTCAATTCAACAGAGATTCAGCATCTATTGAAGAAGATGGTTCAATATCATTACCGAATGGAACAACATTCTATACACAAACTGTAACATTGATGATTCCAAGACGTGAAGCAGCAAAACGCGCAAAGATTCTTGTTCTTGCTGATGGTCAACCAAAGTTGGCTGTTATTGTGGAAGATTACAATGGTCTTTACTGGTTTGTTGGTCTTGCAAACGGTGCTTATTTAACTGCAAACAAAAACGGTTCAGGCGCAAAGAAAGGTGATGCAAATCACTATACTTTAACAATTACTGGTGAAGAACCAGAACTTGCACCAGAGGTTGACAGTTCAGTTATATCATCCATCATACAACCTTAATCAATAAACATTGATTCATAAATTATAAACCTTCTCAAATTTTTGGGAAGGTTTTTTTATTGGCTATTTATTAGAAAACATTATGAAGAAGACTATAAATCAATACAGGAGTAATAATAAGTTTTTCAAAAAAATAAAATGGGAAATAAAAGCGCAAACTGATAAAGCATTGAAATCATTACACAAATTATCACCAGAAGAAACAATGATTAAGCTTATTAATAATGGTGGTATTAAAATCAAAAAACTTCAATCAACAATAATAAAGCCTAATTCCTACCTTTTCAGATTCAACTATATGAAAGCAAAGCATTATGGAATTTATGAAGACGGTAATTATGTTTTTGGGGACTATGAACATTTATTACTGAAGGATAATTCAAAACAGCAACCTGAACAAAAACTTTAAGAAAATAGAATGGATGAAATAATAAAGAGAGTTGAAGAAAAGTATAACCTAACTTTTAGATTAACTGAATTAGGGAAACAATGCTTTATTGATGAATATATGGTAATATCTTTTTTGGATAATGGCTATTTTATTATGCAATTAGATAAGAAAACAAAATGTCATTTCGATGAAAGAATATGCAGTAAAACGAACATTTCATTTGAAGAATTAATTATTCAGTTAATTGATAGAATAACTGATACACCAGAATTTAAAGAATACAGAATCAAACAAAGGTTTATCCAAAATCTTTGAGTAAGTCAATATATATCCATAAAGAAAATGATAAACATCACTAAAGGAAATTCAAACACATTTATTGCAACACTTTCTGAAAGGTTGGTTGATTATGATTTATCGGCTGCTTCTGGATTGACTTACTATTTCAAGATAGTTAATGAATTAACACAGACCGAATTCAATTTTTCGCTGGTTGATTCTTCACCAGCTTATTTCAGATACAATCAATTTACCTTGGAAGAAATTGATTTCAATTTTACCACTGGTCAATATTCTTATTCTGGTTTTGCCGATTCATCATACACACAGTTACTTGAAACAGGAATGTTCATTGTAAGTGGTGGAACGAATACAACCAATTCAATCTATTGGTAACACACCAATATATATAGGAAAGATTATCAATGAAATTATTTGGAATAAATTTTGGAAAAGAACAGAAACCAGTTGAAGAAGTAAAAGTTAAGATTGCAGATGATACACCAGTTTTAAATCCTGTTGAAGCATTCAGCTTTGCCATTCAGAACGAATACATACCACCAACATCATCTTATCAGGAATACAACGGTTTAATCAGGTGGGGTTATAACAATTTGTTCCCGTTACAGTTAGCAGACCTTTATAATAGTTCACCTATACATTCATCTATCACCTTGCAAAAATCACTGATGATTATTGGTGAAGGGATAAAATATAATGATGCTTTGCTTTCGGGTTTAACACCAATGCAAACTGCTGAACTAAACAGGTTTGAATCATTTGCTGATGGCTGTGAAAAGTCACTGCAACAAATAGCAACAGAACTTGAACTGGATTATCAAATATTCGGACAGTTTGCAATTGAAGTATGTTGGAATACAGATTTTACCAAGATTATAAAGATTAACCGTTTACCAATGGTTAATGTTCGTCTTCGTGCAGAAGATGAAAATGGAAAGGTTCAGGAAATAGAATATAATAAAGACTGGACAAGACCATCTTATTATGGAACATCAGTAATTCCAATGTTCAACATAATGAATCAGCAATCACAGAACCAAGTTTTGTTTGTAAAAAATCCATCACTGGATGGACGCTATTATGGAACACCAACTTATGCATCAGCACTTAATTGGATTGCAAGTGATGCTGCTATATCAAAATTCCATTTGTCAAACATATCACACGGTATGTCACCAAGTCTTTCAATCAAATTTTATAAGAAACCTGAATCACCTGAACAAAGGAATGATGTTGTTAGAAATATTGAACGTGAATACAGTTCACAAAAGAACGCTGGTAAAGCAATGATATTCTTTTCTGATGGTAAGGAATTAGCACCAGATGTTGAACCTATTCAGGTAAACAATATTGATAAACAATTTACGGTAATAGCTGAACAGATAGTTGAACAGATTGTGAGGGGACACAGAGCAGTAAGCGGAATTCTATTCGGTATTCAAACCATTGCACGTATAACAGCCATCAATGAATATGAAGATGCCTTTCACATATTTGAAAAGACCGTATTGAGTTCAGATAGAAAAGTTTTGGAACACACCCTGAACAGGATTTTAAAAATAAATGGTTTAAACGTTGGATTGCAATTTGAACCTTTCCAAGTATTCAACATACAAACACAAAAACAATAATTAGACAAATGGCATTAATACTTTTTATAGGCGAAGAATATTTGAAACAAACAACACCGATTGCTGAAAACATTGATGTAAAATTCATTGGTGCGCAAATTGCATTTGCACAGGATTCACACATTCAAAATATCATTGGTGAAAAGATGTATCAATCTTTACAGCTTGCATATTCAGCACAAACACTTGACCAATATCAAACAGCCATTGTTCAATTAATTAAACCTGCATTAGCTTACAGAGCAGCAGAAGCCATTCTTCCATTCATTCACATTCAAATCAAGAATAAAGGAACACTGAATCTGGATGCAGAAGCTGGAAAACAAAGTTCAATATCCGATATGAAGTATTTGATGCAGATTTTAAAAGATAGGGCAGAATTTTACGAACAAAGAATACAGGATTATCTGGTATTGAATGGAATTCATTTTCCTGATTATATCAATCCTGTTATGGTTGGAATAAGACCTGATATTAAAGCAAGCTTTACATCAGACCTTTATTTCAAGGATTATCAAAAGAACTGGTTCAATAACTCACTGTGTGTGTATTGCAACTGTGTTGACTGTATATGTAACATCTATTAAAAAGTGGGGTGAAAATGAAAATTGACTTGACCTATCTATTCAAATCTTTACTTATTGCCTTGATTGCTTTTATAACTCCTATTAAATGGCTTTTAGCGGGTGTTTGCGCAATGGTGATACTTGATACACTTGCGGGACTGTATAGAGCGTATAAGCTTCAACAGGACGTAACCAGTAAACGTTTCGGGCATATCATCAGCAAGTTCTTTCTTTATAACCTTGCAATCATCAGTGGTTACATTTTACAATTGATGTTTGGGGTGGACGTTTTACCTTTTGCAAAAATTATTGCTTGTGCAATCGGTTTAACTGAAATGAAATCCATAACAGAAAATGTTTCAGAAGTTACGGGAATAGATTTATGGAAGTTTATAATGAACTACCTGAAAAGAAATCCTGATGAACTATCAAAAGCAATGGATGATGCAACATCAGACCAGACACAAAAAGAAAACCCTTCCAAATAAATCTGAAAGGGCGTTTCCCGTTTTGCTGAACTAAACTTCTTTATTTAATACCTACCTGCTTTTATTTTGGCTAATTCAACAGCTTCCTTTAATGAATCAATGACAGGTTGATTTGCACGGTTCAAACTGTCTATTGCCTTATTGATTCTATCTGTTGCATCTTTATTTTGTTGCTTTAAATATTCGGTGCTGTGTTCATATTCATATTTTGCTTGTGCATCTCTTATTGGTTTGTCTTTTTGATACTGATAAGCAAGAAACATTGCACCAGCCATAAATATTAATAGAACTGGAATAAGCATTTTTGAATTGTTAAACATAGAATAAGGGGTTTTGATTTGGCTGGGCCAACATTAAGCAATTTTATTTAATTCTTTAAAATCAGGTTTTTTGACCAGATTTTCATACTTGTCATTTAAATAAATGAAATCAATATCAGTTTTATTTACTGGTTGAAATTCAAGAACTTCTTTCCCTGCATCATAATATTTAATTCCTGAAACCAGCACACCATCTTTAAAGGTGCAACTGGTAAACAGGTTATTTGTTTTGATGAAATATTGTTTGTGTTCGCCCTGCTTTAAACCTGCATCATCCACTGAATATTCAAGTTTGTATTCGCCCTGGGTTTTGATTATCTGATTCACTTGATTATTTTTTTGATAAAAGCTTTTACCTGCTGAAAGAATGATGGTTCTGAAAGTTCCAGCCATTCGGAAACGGTTCTTGCTTGTGGGTTGTGGTTAAATGTTTTCATTGTTTATCAATAAATAGAAAGCAAAAAATCAAACCCGCACTTTCAGCAGAAATTATTTTTCACTTTATCCTTTCCCCTGCTGATTAATGTTTTCACATTCGATTCAGTTAAACCAGTTTGTTCAACAATTTCTTTATAAGACAGGTCTTGATAAATATGCATCAACATAACTTTTTTCATTTCCTGATTCTTTAAATTTTCAATTCTTCTTTTCAGTTCATTTTTCCTTTCGGTTAACGTTTCAGTTTGAATGTATTCAGTTTCTGAATCATCAATTAAAATGCTTTCACTGAATTCAAACAGTTCATCAGTCAAAAGCTTTTCACCTCTTAACCAGTCAAACAGAATGTTCTTGTAAATATTGTAAATGAAGCTGGTTAACCTGCATTCAAAATTATATCGGTGCAGGTTGATTGATGTTTTGATTAACACGTCCTGAACAAAGTCATCAACCATATATGGTGGAACGGTTTTATTGGTTAAAAACCAGCTTTTGATTAAAGGCGTATTATTTGATAAAAGTTTATTCAATGCCTGAACATCACCAGCTTGTGCTGAATGTATCAGGGATTGATTTATCCTTTCTTGCTTTTCATATTTAACTTGCTTTTCCACCTATTATTAAATAGGATGAAAAAAATTACTTTCCAGAGTTCCTTAAAAAACATATGGCGCATGTTGCGCCTTATTGTTTCTATCCAAATAACAATGAAACACGGTTTTATTGCTGCTGCACACTTGGATAATATATTTTAAAACTTCCCTTGGTAATATCCCCTTCTGGTTCTTCAACACCTATTTCAATGAAGTTATCTTCGTTTACAGGGTTAACAGTTGAATAATTCGGGAATACTTTAGAAGCATATTGTTCAGCCTCACTAATTGAAGCAAAATGTTGACCTACACTAATTCCTTTTTTTGTTTTTGTTCCATCAACTTGTTTCATATTGTGATAGATTAAAATTGTCTTTGCCATTCTTGTTTTTATTTTGTTGAACTCTATTAGCTTCGTTCCTTGCTCTTATAAATAGTTTGAAAAAAATTATTTTCCAGAAAACAGTTCACTTAATAGTTTGTTAAAGTAGGTTTCCTTTTTCTTTATCTGTTCATTAAACAATTTCTTATGTTCTTCATAAGAAATAAACTTGTATTCTTTCGCTTTAAGAACTTGTAAAAAGTCATTAAGTAAATCTTCCTTATGATAAAAGTTAGCAACCAAATGTTCAATAGCTTCTTTACTCATCGGTTTTTTATTATTAACTATATTATAATAAAGTGCTGCTAACTGTTTTATTCTTTCTTCCTTTTCGATTACATCTATTTGCTGAATTGTTTTATTTAATTCGTTTAAGTTCATAGGGTGTTATATTTTATCGGTTAATGATTATTACTTCTTTTTTAATGAATGCTTTGATTGCTGTTCTTTCTTCTTCAACATATAATCCAGCGTGAATTGTTCTTTTGGATAGCTGAAAGAAAACCTACCTTTTTTGAAGAATACAATTTCACCAGCCCTTCTTAGTTTGGTTAAGGTGTTTTTGTTACACGGTAATATTTGCATCACTTCTTCTGATGAATAAAGTTTTTCGTTGTCGGGAATTTCCTGTTTCTGTTTCTTGGTTGCCATTTTTGTTTTTATTAAATAAAAAAATCGGGTTTATACGTAATGCCTTTTAAAAGGTTACATCTTAAACAACGAGATTTTTTAAAAAAAGTTACAAATGAGGGTTTCAGGTAGAAACAGGTTCGTTTTTATCAAAAAAAATCCCCTGCTACTGAAAACAAGGGATAATTTTTATTTAATAAAAAGTAGGTTATGCTGCATTTTGAAGCTGTTCGTTTACCTCTCTGTATAGATTTTCGCACTCTCTTTTATCTCGGTCGGCAAAATTCCGTATTCTTTTATCCAGTTCAATGATTTGAAAAATATCATCTGAATGATGGTGTGAAAAGTTGGCGTGTAATGCTTCAAGAATTGTTTCGATTTCTTGTATTGCAGATTCAACACTGCTTTTTGTAATCACTTTAGTTTTCGGCTGCTCTTTTCTTATAAGGTCAAAATCATTGCCTATATGAATTTTGGCAGAACGCTTATTAATTATTCTTCTTCCCAAAATGGTAAAAGCTAATGGATAAATGGAAGTTTCATTTGTTCGCGTTTTGCTTGCAGCTTGTTTCTTCATAAATGTTTACGTGTGTTTTTTGAGTGATTGAACTTAATGTTCTGCACCTCACACACATTCTTATACGCAAATCATTTAAAAAAGTTGCACACCTATCGGTCATTTATTTAACGCGGTTAATTTGCAAAGGTTACAGCATACAAGGCTAATGTTGTTACAATAAATGGAACTTGAATTGGTGCGCGTTCGTTTTTGAGCAAAAAAAATCCCCTGCCATATATAATGACAGGGGATAGATTAAACGCTGGTTAAAACATTAGGAAGCCTTTTTAAGATGGGTTTCTGATGGGTTGACAAATATTCCATCCATCTTCTTTTGTTCTTCAACAGCCTGTGTTCCAAACATTCGGGCATACAATTCTGATTGCCTTGAATTGCTATGTCCGAATGCCATTTGTTGTGCTTTCGGGTCAACCTTATTCAATACCATCAGACAACCGAATGTGTGTCTTGCAAGGTGCGTGGTTACATTCTTTGTGATTCCACATAGCTTAACAGCCACTTTAATGAACAGGTTGTATTCCTTATTGCTGATATATGGAAAGCAGCACCCGCGTTTTAAACTTTCTGGATGATTGCTGTAACGGTGCAAAATTTCAAGTGCTAATGATTGAAGATTAACCGTAGCAACTTCTTTTGTCTTCTCTCTTTCTTTCATCACTAACATATCCAAACCTGATTTCACAACGTGTTCTGGTTTTAAATTAATAAAATCGGTATAGGCTAAACCTGTCATTGTTTGGAATAAAAAATAATCTCTAACCTTATTAAGCTTTGCATCTTCGAAATCTTTACCAATAAGTGTTTGAATTTCCTGTTTGGTCAATACATCATATCTGGTTGGCTTATCCCGTGTCATTTTATAATCCTTTAAAGGATATTGTTTCAACCATCCTTCAATAACTGCAATCCGAATAACCTTCCTGAATAATACGATGTATTTAATGGCTGTGTTCTTTTTGCCTAATGCACCCGCTAAGTAAAGGTGAAAGCCGTCCTGAAACTTATCATCCACATTTTCAAGGGGAAATTCTGTTTGGTTGTATTTTTCTTTGATAAAAAGTTCAACGTGCGTTTCAACACTTCTGTATTTCTTATAAGAAGCTAATTTCATTTCCTTCTTACCAACCAGATTCATAAAGTAATCCTTGTGCAGTTTGAAAGCTTGTTTCAGGGTTTTGTTCTTGGCTAATGATTCCATATCCCTTTCCAGCAGCCTGTTTTTAATCATTTCGGCTGTATAGCTGATACCAGTATCAATGAACTTATCTTCAATCCTGTTCATCTCTTTAATGATACCGTCCAAAAAGATTCTGATTTCCAGTTCTTCACTATCTCTTTTCTTTTCGCTGAATTTATTGGTGTGGTTCCACCTTTCAGCATCCACATAAACATTCCCTGCTGGAAAATTGGTTCTGGTGTTGTTGCATTTAATTTGAAAGTAAACAGGTGCTTTACCGTCCTTCAGACGGTTTACTTCATTTCTTATGTATATACTGGTGATTAGGTTTTTCATTTTNCATTGTTTTTTTGAGTTAAATAATAACTAACGAGCTTTTAACATTTGGCGTTACAAATGGGGCTTTCAGATAGAAACGGGAGTTTTTTTATTAAATAAAAAAGGCGTTGTGTTTGGGAAAATACCGTTGCCTTAACTCAATAAACAGGTGCATTACATTGAAAAGTGGAAAAATTAGTGTGGTGATTCCTTACACCTGAATTTTCGCTAAAAACCGTTTTTGATGGATTTTTAAGCGTCTTGGAAGCTGGAAGCTACTTCTGGAAGCTGGTTGGAAGCTGGGATGATGTGAATAGATAGGAAGATATAGGAAAGGATAGGAACAAAAAACCCTGTTTCGGTGGTGAAACAGGGTTTATCAGGTATTCCATTATGGACTGTGTGGGAATTACTGGGTTCGAACTTTGTAATTCTTTTTTTTATAATGGAATGCCTGAAACCCTTATCCAGTCTATATCCTGTGAGGTTGTAAATTTACCTCTTTATTACTTACATCTGCTTTGGAAGCTATATGGAAGCTGGAATGACTGTTTGTTGGTTGCAGCATATCAATGAACGTGCTGTAAATATAAGATTAATAGGTTGGTTTTCCCTAATGAAAGCACAACTTTATTTATTCATTTTACCAATGAAAAGCAATGACTTATAAGGCTATTGCAGCATACGTTTCTTGGATATTGTGGCTAATACATAGCAACTGTATGTGATAAATATTGATATTATAATTAAACTGAATTGTCATTAATTTGTTAAAATTTCGGACGTTTTCGGGTGCTGTCTTTCCCTGTTATTATCTGTTTTATACTGGTTTAAGCAAAAACAATCTCATAATCCCACTTTCCAGAACCAGTTTTCTTTCCTGTATACATTGCATACCTAAGTGAATCAAGTCCATCATCATTCAGTTTTATAACTTCATCCAGTATGGTATCACCTTTAGATTGCCAACTGTATAAATTCACTTCACGCCAAAGGTTTACAGCATCCAGATGAATGAACACTTCTTTTGACTTGATGTAATCAATACCAGCCTTTACCATCTTATCAGCAGGTTCAGCTTTATATCCAGCCCTTTTAAGTTCTTCAATAGCTTCTGGACGTGCATAGTCGCAATAGATTCTTTTATCTCTTAAATGGTCTGGAATCAGGTTATTCAGCTTAATAATCAAGTCGGCTGTGGTTAGTTTGCTTTCATAAACCAGTTCTTCAACATAATACTTGTTATTGGAACAGGTTACTTTAACCAACACTGTTGGGTGGTTGAACCCAAAGTCCAGACCATATATCACTTCATTAGAGGCTGGTAAATCCACAAACTTCTTGAAGTGAGTATAAACCCTTGTTTGGCTTATCGGACGTTCGCCAAGGGCGTATATCTTGTAATAGTTGTAATCAACATTCACAAGGTTTTCAATGTATTCAACTTGGTCTTTTGATAAGAATGGATTGTCTTTATAAGTTGATTTAATCAGGATAGATTTTGTATCGGTCAATACTTTGTCATAAATCCAGTGTTCAGTGTCGGACGGGTTATAATCCAGAAATACAGCACCAGTAGTTCTTAACATAAGCTGGTTAAACTCTGGAAAGTCTAATTCGTTTGCTTCATTACAATAAAGAATGTCACGTTTGCGCCCTCTGATTTTTTGTTCATCATCCACAGAAAAGAATTCAATGACTGAACCATTGCCGAATGAATAAATGTTTTCGGTTTTGTTGTGGTTGTTTTCGTTGTATATCTTGTTTTCTTTCAGGATTTCAAGTAGGTCTTTTAATACGCTGTTCTTTAAACTTGGAAGTGATTTTCTTACAATGGATATGGTGACTTTCTTTTGAATAGCCAAATACACCAGCAGTTGACAGATGGAATAGGTTTTGGAACTTCTGGAACCACCTTGGTTAACAATAAAGCGAAAACCGCGTTCATAAGCATCCAGATTATAAGTTAAAACTGATGTGTGTTTTAGTTCAAGTTCATTATTAGTCTGTTGCTTCTTCACGTTCTGTTGGTGATATAAAATGTGAATCGGTCAACAGCTTTGTTTCGTTTATTGGAAGCTGTTCAATTATGATAGGTGCATCAATGGGTGTTGATGTGGGTGCGTTTAATACTTGTGTAAGTTTGATGGTATGAATATTATTGATTTGTCCGTCAACTTGAACTTTCTGAATGTGCAGACCTTTTATCTTGTTCAATTCTTTGCGCCACTGCAAACGGATAAATGAATTAGATTCATTACTGATGTTGTGTTCCATAAATTCAACTGCTTCTGCCAAATCGGTTTCATAATCTGTTTGAACAGTTGCTTTCAGGAACTGCATCATATCTTCATAATAGGTCAATGATGTTTCGTAGGTATAACCGTAAAAGGTTTGCAGGTAATCAATCAGTTTACTTCTTGACCAGCTATCGTGACACTTCTTCTTAAACAAATCATCAATCACATCTTGCTTTCTATTCTTTTCAGGCTTCATATTATATATCACTTTTGATGATATATATTGGCTTGTGCGATAACGTTGGTTAAAACCTTATTTTATTCCAAGAACAAAGGCTGGTAAACGAATTATCCATAAATCCTGATGGAGTGCTAATATTCATTTAAGTTGAAGTGATGTAATATCAATTCCTTTACGTTTAATAAATCAGCATACAATAATGATGGTGTAAGTGTCCCTTTCTTAGCAGTGAAAAAGATATTTAGATTATAGATAGTGTGCTTGCTATGGTAAAGACGAAACCATATCAATCAATACTCATAAATATGCTTTTACTTTGTATCACAGGGACGTTTAAGAGGAAAGAAAAGCTGTCTTTTTTTATTCTGGATGATTGTTTGTCCTTTGTATAAGATGGTGTTATAAACGTTGTTTAAAGGCTGTTTTAACTTTAATAACCAGATAGTAAAACTTGACAGTGTTATTTGTAATTGATGGTAATTATTGAACCATTTTCTGGTTCAGGTGGTATTTAAATAAGGAAGTCGAAAAATAGGATTGATAAGATTTAGTTAACTGATTGCAAACAAAGTTCAATGAAAGTATCGTGTTGTGGGTTATTGGTTTTGAATCGTTTACAAAGGTAGAAGTGTCCAAACACAGAACTCTCTTTTTGGCACTAACTATATTCTTATTCTTTTTGCAATGCAGTTGATGGTAAATAGATTAAAAAATGCTTATGAAAAGTTTAGGATTTGCAATAGTGGTAATTATAGTTATCGCAATAATGTATTTTTTGCGGCTGATGGTAATGAAAAATGGGTCAAACGATATACCATTTATTGTAACTATAAGTGGTATTGTGCTTGTCGCAATAGCTTTGATATTTATTGAATGCAAAGATACTTTTAAGGCTAAGGCTAATTTTTATCAAAGTGGTATTCAAATAGAAAAGAAAAAATCGCCTTAAAAGCAGAATTTATTTTTGATAGCTATTTATTCAGAAATGAATAATGAAATTATCAAAACAACAAGTAAAAGAACAAAAGCAGATTTATGATTTAATACAATCAAATGACAGGTTCACAGACGATGAATTAGAAATGATTTATGAGAAGTTTAATGAAGGATATTTACAGGACGTTACCAGCAGTTCAGCATACTTTACACCACTTGATTTAGCTTATGACTTTGCTTTAATGGCTGGTCGATATGGTGTAGTGGTTGATATGTGTGCTGGAATTGGTGTTCTTTCATTTGCTGCTCGTATCAGAGATACTTATGAAAAGAACATCAGGAAGATAGTTGCTATTGAAAGGAATGAAGTTTATTATAACATTGGAAAGAAACTGCTTCCAGAAGTTGATTGGATATTAGGTGATATTTTTGATAAATCTATTTGGGACAGGATTAAAGAAAAGTATGGAAAGATTAACTGTGTAATCAGTAATCCACCATTCGGTAAAGTTTCGCAATCTGATGCTGATAGAAGTTGGCTAAAGTATAAAGGAAGTGATATTGATATTGCAGCAATTGAAATTGCAATGTTGAATGCTGAATGTGTTGATTTCATATTACCACAAGGCAGTTGCACATTTAGGTTTTCAGGAAGACCGTATTATGATGAAGTAGAAAACAGGAAGATTGCAAAGCTTAAAAAGGAAACGGGAGTTGATTTCTATATGAGTTGCACCAGTGTTGACACATCAGTTTATGAAAGCTTTAAGAATACGAATATTACTGTTGAATGTGTTTCGTTTGAAAGAAATTGATTGCTGATAATTTCAAAATCATTACACTTCCATTGCATCTTTATTACATTTTTATTACACTAATATTAAATATCGCTGAAAACTACTTTTGACAGAAATTAATTACCAGTTTTGCATCAGCGTTTTATTACAATAACTAAACTTGGTATTATGAAGAAGAATGGTTTACTACTTATAGCCGTATTAATTACAGCAACTTGTTTTGCTTGTGGTTGCGGCTGTCAACAAGAACATAGCTTTTGGAAGGATATTAAATTTTCTGATTTGGTATTACCTTTCACATTGCTGGTAACATTATTGCTTGGTCTGAGGCAATTAAGAATGACCGAAAGAACCACCATTAAAAAAGAGTGGGTTGAAAAAGTAAGGGCGTTTATTGCAACATTGATATTACACGCTCCAACACTTGAAATTTATGTATCAGCAAAATATACTAAGGACAGAACAGCAGAACCACATATTAAAGCAGAATATGACAATGCCTATATTCAGTTTGTTCAAAGCAAGGCATCATTAAAATTATACCTTGATTCCAAAATTCCAGCAGAAAAGGAACTGATAAAGCAAATTAATGATTTAAGCCAAATGTGTTTAACTGGCGGTTATGGCAATGTTGCTGTTGTTGCTGCAACAGATAAAATCGTTGAACAGGCATTAACAGTTATTAATAATAAGTTGAAATAGCTTAAACCAGCGGCAATTCGTCAGCAACATTTAAATCAACATTCCCCTGAATTCCTTTCACAACACCTTTATTTGAATACTGCCAAATGGAATAATGGTTCCAGCCTTTCGGCAATGATGGTGTTGATGTGTATTGTGCCAACCAAAGTTTTGAATCAGCAAGTATTGTTGACGGCAATAAATACTGGTCAAAGAATGGCTTGTATGAATACAGCACCATATTGTTCAGTGTTTGTGATTGAATAACGGTGGAATAAAAGTCTTCAATCCACTTGGTTAATTGTGCTGCTGAAAGGTTGCTTTTGTTTTCTTCAATATCCAACACGGGCAATAAATCTTGTGGTGGCAAATCCTGAATAACCGAAAGAAAGAAGTTTGCTTCCTGAATACCATTATCAATTTCAGGTCTTGCAAAATGATAATAACCAGCTTTTAAACCTGCATCTTTCGCGCCCTGGGCCTGAACCTTTGCGTTTGGTTCTTTTCTGGTTGAACCTTCTGTTGATTTTACATAAACGAATGAATAACCTTCACCCGCAACACTTGACCAGTTTATGTTATTCCCCTGCCAATAACTAACGTCTAATCCTTTATAACTCATTTCTGTATCTATTTCAGATATAGATTCAGGAATGAATTATATTCGCATACACACCCTATAAAATACCTTAACAGTAAAGTGTTTCTATCTTGATATACTTGAAATTGTCATTCAGTTTTTGTTCAGTAATATCAATCCAGTAAGATTCATTTACAAGCAGCCAATATTTTTCACCTTCAACATTCAGCAAGGAAACCAATCTTGTTTCGCCTTGTTTAACCTGATGTTTTGCATAAGGTGGACATTCACAATTTGATAAAGGCAGGTCAACATCATTGATTGCTTCAACTTCGCAAACTATCCTTGCAGCGTTTATCTTCTTTAATTCATTCGAAACTGTTTTAAATGGATAATTTATCAATTCAAGTTGTTCAATCAATTTATCATAGTAAGACGAATAATCGTTTTCACCATCAATATAATTTTTGGTTAAAAGCTGTGTTTGAATTTCTGCTTTTGAACGTCTTGTTCCAGTATTTACTTCATTTAAAAAGATATGCATTAAGGTATTCATAAATACCATATCTTTTTCCTCTTGTGTTAATTCGCTTATAGGTGTTTTGATTCCGTTTTTAATAACTGTTTTCATATTGTTTATTAATAAATAGTATGGAAAAATTAATTTTCCAGTTGTTCAGTGAAAAATGTTTTAACCTTTTGAAATGCTTCTTTCACGCACTTTGAACAAGACTTGTTATAAGCTGGATTAAGCAGGTCAACATAATTATTATGCAGGTTGAATAGTGTTGTAATCTGGTCTGGTGATAAATGTTCAGTGTTTGGATTCAATACCACCTGCTCAATAAAGTCTTTGTAATTCGCTGGATAAATCATATTAAAAAATATGAGTTATCAAATAGTGGAATCCTAAAAGCCAAATTGCTAAATCAAATAACTGTAACAGCAAGTAAACGGTATATCTGCCAAAACCAACGTTTTTAATTTCTTC